CTGAATTGCGCCAACTTCAGCGAAATCGTATATAATATACTTTCCTTTGAAGCCTAATTTGTAAACGATATCAGCCATGTCGCCAATACCACCACCAAGTTCTACGATAGTATCTAGCTTTGCCAGATCTTCAGGTGTCCACTTGTTTAGAATAAGGTGAGCCAAATGTTGAACACGATTCATGGTGGTCTTATAATCTTCAAACAGATTATAGATTCCACGATCTTGTTCTGTGATTCCGATATCTGGATCTTCAAGAGCTGCAGCAATGCGTGGATGTTGTTGAGCTGCTGGAAGTACTGCAGCAAAGTAATCGAAGAATCGAGCACGAGTCATGAAAGGAACTGACATAACAGAAGCCCAAACTTTAAATCGTTCTTTAGGAAGCTTTGCAAAATCTTCAGCAAAAACTTCACACATCACTGGCCAATAGTTGCCATCATTTACTTCTTTGGCCTTCATCATCTTGTCAAAAGTTTCTTTGGAACAAGCTAATGGAGCCGGCATCGTCATTGCAGGATCTTCTTGTTTAGTACTATAACGAAAATATTCAGTCATCATTCACCTGTGAATTTGTCTTTGAGTATTTTACGACACTTGAACATGTCATAGTGGAAGAAAGGTTTGTACTTCATAAGCTTCTTATGAATCGTTGGCCATAGTACTTGATCATCAATCTTCTTGTTCCAATGGCCAAAGAAACCAAGAATATCGTTCAAAATAATAATTGTCTCAATAGAGATTTGTCTACGTAGATATTGTTTAAGTAAATATGGGTGTTGTCCATTCTTTACTATAACATTATCATCAAAAGATGTCAATAGTTTATTTAGATCTTGTTCAAAAATATATGTGAGAGACTGTTGTCTTTTCAGCCAGTCAGCATATACCTTTTCAGATTCATCGTTGAATAGATCACCAACCCACTTCAGATCGCCATCAACGAAGTTGGCAACCAGATAGTGGAGTGGATTCTTATGTTTTGATAATTTATAGAAGTGATACTTATCTTTTCTTGTATCAAAACTATGAGGAGATGCGGAAACCTTGCCGTTGTATTTCACATAGTCATAATCAGACGTGAAGTGACTCTTCAACGCAAGGAAAGTTTTGTAACTTTCGAATGGTGTCATAGAGGCAACTTAGCTCGCTTTGGTAGATAATTTAGATCCTCACATTCGGCTTGGATCTTAGAACGAATTTTAATATTGTTCTTAATAATAGAAGCAGCGGCTTCTATTTCTACGTTATTCTTCTCGCAGTAGTGGACGACGGCATCCATATAATCTAATTTGTACTTCACTACTAATATCTCAATATCCTTTATAAACTTTTCATTGGTCATAGTCTTGTGAGAAATGACGTCGTCCACCATAACATTACTATCCTCTATAAAAGATGTGAGCACCTATTTGTGTGATTCGCCTGAATCCCCAGTCGGGATTTACATAATCGGCATGATAAAACTTCGAGCCTGAAGTAACATCTTTGTAGTTCCCAAGATAAACGTTTTCGGCAACTTCAACTGTTTTCTTATATAGGTTAGCGTTCCGAATTGTTTTCTTACCTTCGCATACCCATGAGAACTGACATACACCTTTTACCTTTTGATAAACGACTTCACATGGAGTATCTGGAAAACGAGAATCACTAGCGCGGTTCATTACCACGTTAGTGACGGCTACCATTCCAGTTTCTGATTGATTGCGCGCTTCGAAGTAAGCATTGCGCGCGAGACATTGAATTTGTCGTTGATCGTTTTTATTGAGGTAAACAGGCGTTTTTACTATTACAGGTTTTTCTACTATTCGAATTTCCGGTACTTTAACAATGTGTGGATTGAAAGCATTGATTGCTACCACTACCATAAGACCGATTACAAATCCTTCGGCCCATTTTAGTAACGGAAATCCTTCGAGTTGTTCGAAGATTTTCATCGTATCCTCTTAAGCTTTAATGACTTTGGCCAAACAGAAAATAGATATAACAGGACATCTCAGTCCAAACAATTTCTGCCGCTATGAGAAGATACAAAAAGAAATAACGAAGGTATCTTCCATCCATTTCCCTCTTACTGGAAATGCAAAATCATTATGGTTTAGTCGGTTGTACCTGATGGTACTTCTTTCTAGCCCTAAGACTTGAAAATTGTAAGAGTCAATGGAGGTTCATACCTCCGTTGCGATTTATTATTTATAAACTATCATAATAATAATGTCAACAACTCGTGGTGTTTTTAGAACACTCCATAATATAAATAAAATGTAGATCGCGGACCGGCATCCCATCTACTCTAATTCTTATAGGAGAACCAGCTATGATTATTTATCATATGCATCATATAGTTCCACGGCACATGGGTGGAACAGATTCCCCAGACAATTTAGTAAAACTTACTATAGAAGAGCACGCAGAAGCTCACAGAATACTTTATGAAAAATATGGTAATGAGTATGATAGAATAGCTTGGCTTGGATTAAGTAAAGCTATCGATTCTAAAGATATAGATTATCTAACTCAAGTAGAAGGTGGAAAATACGTTCAAAGAATGAATCCTAATTTGCCTTCAATAGGAGGAAAAGCGCTTTGGTCTAAACCTGGTATGAGAGAATATCTCATAGAAAAAAGAAAAGAGCAGAGCCGACTTGGTAAAAATCCTATGCAAGGCAAAAAACAAAATAGAGCTAGTTGTATAAAATGTAAAAAAGAATTAGCTGTAAACGTTATTCCAAGACACCATCGATATTGTAAGACCTAGTTTTTCTGTTTCGAGGGAAACTAGGAAACCCAATGCTAGCCTCAAGCGGCTAGAGCAAATCCAACGTTATCATCGTTTGCATTTACTTTTGTCGGCACTTTGCCAGTCAATCAGTCTCGAATCGTCCTATTCTGCGTCAATCGATGCCCTATTCAGGCCCATCAGAAATAATCTTTTTAGAATGAAAGTTCATACCTGGATTTTTAGATTTTTTACCTTGACCTTTAATCCATCCTTGCGGAATATCACGATCATCTTTAATACATTTCTTTTGAGAAGGATCTAACGGATTATGGTACCATTTTAATCCTCCGGTTCCAACCGGTTTCCAAGTTGGATCTTTAAGATTATATTTTATACCTTTGCGATTCAAGTTTCCTTTAGCCGCGCCCCGTTTACCAGCTTCACTTAACATTTGTTTGATTAGTTCTTCTTTACTAATTAAACCAGCCAAACCTTGCCAAGCTAAATAATCTTCCCATCTTCCATGTTGTTCATAAAGAATCCGATGAGCTTCAGCATGTTCTTCTACTGTAAGTTCTACTAGATTCTCTTGATCGTCTGTTCCTCCTAAATGTTTAGGAACAATATGATGTATATGTTTCATTCTTATTCTCCATCTATCCTATTTATAATCTAGGATCGATAGAAAACAAAATTATTTTTGGTGGACCTGCCCGGAGTCGAACCGGGGTCTTGGCCGCTTTTATCGTTGATTGTCAACAACTGATAGATTATTTATAAACTATATTCGAAAAAATGTCAACACCAAGATTGCTTAGCATCGCCAAAATATGGACGAGCATAACCATTAGCAATCAATTGTTCACGTAGACTTTTACCATCTAAAAGAACATCACCGAGAACGCGGCCACCGAACTTATCCCAATCATAAAGAACATATTGCTTCTTTGTAGATTTAGCAATCAAATCTTTTGTAAATGCGCTAGCAGCTTGGCCTTTAGCATCTTCAGCTGGACACTTAGCGCGGAAACCTTTTTCAGGAGTATCTACACCAAAAACTCTAATGGCAACTTCTTTCTTAATAGGAGCAGGAACCCAAGGAGCTTCTACAACTACTGTATCGCCGTCCGTAGCGCGCAGAATGTTGGCATCATAGGTTACACCAACCGGTGTTTTTTGAGCTAGAGCTGGAGAAGCAATAGCGATTAGAGCAAGTGCAATATACTTTTTCATTTAATTTCCTTAGTTACAGCGTGTTTCCCAGAAGATATAACGTTCACCACCATGCCACTCTGTAACTTGTTCACGAACACAATAACGAGTATCGTAACGAGTATCGGGAGGATAGTAACGATTATCATAATCATAGCTAGAAGAATAGTTACGATCACGACGGCTCGAACCAGAAAGAAGAGCACCAATAACAATACCACCGATTAAAGGTGCAACCCATTTACCACCACCGCCACGATGATGATGACGATCATAGTTATCATAACTACGATATTCACCACGAGGAGCTTGATAGTTATTATCGTCAGCAAAAGCTGGCGTACACGCAAGCATACTAGCAACAATCATTGAAGTGATAAGCTTTTTCATTTAGAAATCCTCATCTATTTCTGCGAACATAACCAATTTTCTAGGATCGCCGCTAGAGATGCAGCGTGTTAGTTTTAATACTTCTTTATAGTCTTTCGTGGAGAATGATACTGGGAAGAGAATGTCTTCATCACCATCTTCAGATTCCAGTAGCATTCCCACGAAATACGTACCTTTTTCATCAGCCATATTTTATTTATATGGATGATTAGGCTGCGTCAGCAAACTCCACAGCCGTTTCAAGAGCCCGAGTCTTCAGGTTCTTATTAGCAC